CCGTCTTGTATATGAAAGCGGTTAAAGCGCTTCAAGAGGCAATGGAGCGCATCGAAACCCTTGAGGCCAAGGTTGCTGCACTCGAAGGCAACTAACACTCAAGGCGGGCAACCGGCCATACCCAACAGGTTGCACTTCCCCTAATCTCAGACAGGACAGTCACCTCAAATGACCGCAACAGTTACTTGGACCATCCGCGAGCTGGAACGTCAAACCGCTGACGGCTACGTCTATACCGTTCACTACAGCGTGGATGCCAAAGACGATGCCTACTCCGCAGGTGCATACGGCTCCATCAACTTGGAACGCCCTGAAGGCGACCTTGTGCCGTTTGCTGACTTGACTGCCGAGATTGTTATCGGCTGGCTCAAGGACAAGCTTGGCGCCGACAAGGTTGCTGAAGTGGAAGCTGCACTCCAAGCCCGGATTGATGAGCAGCGCACCCCCACCACTGCTAAGGGCCTGCCGTGGCAGTAAAGAGCAAGACGGCTCTGGGGCGTTCTCCCCATAAGGTCGGGCCACCAAAGAAAACGCGCCAGGGGCAAGGAAAGCATTCCAAGCCGAATCACGGACGTAAAAAGACTCGCGGTCAAGGTCGTTAAGTCAGGGCTGCCAGTTATTGCACTGGCGGCTTTTTTATGCCTGTAAGATTTTTCAGATGTTGTGTTTCCTCACTTCACAATGATCAAAACTGCATCTGCGGCTCTGGCTGTGATTGCTGTGGCTGCCCCTGCAGCTATTGCTGGTCCCTACGCCAACATTGAAAACAACGCCGGTTGGGCCGGTAGCAACTACGGTGGCTCGACCACCGATTTCCACGTTGGCTACGAAGGTGGCAACGACGTGGCTAGCTACTACATCCAAGGCGGCCCTAGCTACATCCAGCCCGACGCTGGTACTGGCGAGACCGTGTTCACCGGCAAGGTTGGCGGCTCCGTCGCTGCTACCGACAAGCTGGGTGTGTACGGCGAGCTGTCCATGGCTACCGGTGACCTGAAAAGCTACGGCTCCAAGATCGGCGTCAAGTACAAGTTCTGATCGAAAGCATGGCCCGTTTCGGCGGGCCTTCGATCAACTCATCGTCACCAGCAACTACCTGTCAGCTTTTTGGCGGGTGGTTGTTTTTCCATGTCTAAGCAACCCCGACAACTGGGAGTATTGTTGGCCGCCTGACTGGCTGGTGCCCTATGTGCAGGATGCCATCGACTTCCTTACAGTCGAGCCATACGCCAACGAGAAGGCAATCCTCAATGCGAAGGATCATTGATTTGATGGCCATCACCGGCTTTCTCCTCAGCGGCTCCATGACCGCAGCGCTGGTGATCAGCTATCTGCAGTTCGACAAGTTCATGGACGAAAGCATGGAGCGCATCGGCGGCAAGGTAACCGAGCACATTGAGGCTGAGCTGGAGGGCAAGATCAAAGGCGCCATGCCGAAGATGCCTGATGTGACTGGTCCGGCCCTGCCTTTCTGATGCCCAAGATCCCAAAGATCAGCATCCCCGAAATCCGGGAAATCCCTTATACCCCTCAGCTTCCAAGTGGCCCGCCGGTCACGCTGGAGCTAGGGGTTCCAATTATTGAAATGCCGGGCTGTGTGCCGGTACATCCTGATGCCAAGCTGAACCCAAGCCTTCTTCAAGACGACCCTGGGCGGGTAGGCAATTGGTGCCCTAATGGTCAACTTCCATGGTTCAACCCCATGGACTATTCACCACATGAATTTCAGCTGGTAGAACCTGCAAAACCACGGGCCAATGATTCCGAGGACAAGGAACCCCAAACCGCTGACGTACCAACAATCCCGCGACTACCTCAACCAAATGCGAAGACATCTGAGACAGCAACGGAGGTGGAACTCCCCAAACCGTTTCTGGAAAAGGCGCTTGACGGACTACCGCCTGTGGAAGCTGTGGTCACGACGACAACGATTGCCGTGGTGGCTACGACTTCTGCCTTGGTGGCCAAGCCATTCGCAGAACTGATCCTTAAAACGATCAAGCCAACCGTCAAGAAGACGATGACGACGATCGCAAAGATGCGGGGGCATACGATTCCACTGGAATCCGTGTGGGAGAGGAGGGTTTCACAGCGGGAGCGGAACTTGGCAATTCGGACGTTGCGCCGGGCATTGAAACCTTGATTTTGTGGCGATGGGGCAGCACCTGCCCAGGCTTCGGCACTAGCACTACGTCTGAGCAAACGACGTAAAACTTGGATTTGGGATGGAACGTAATTCCCCTTTGGGCCAGTTCACCGCAGTGCCGCAAGCGAGATAGCTCAAAGTCCAAACGCTTATTAGCAAGCAGCTGACGTTGGAGCGCTGTTTGAGTATCAGCAGCAGACTTACAACGTTCCTGCAAGCCACCATCTAGCGGAAAGCTGAAGGTGGCACTAACGCCGAGGTTCAAAGCATGGTTGTTTTTCTGACCGCTCGGGACCTCTTGGTAGTAAAGGATGTTTCCTGGGTTATCGGGTACGCCGTTTTCATCTGCGTCGGTGGGATCGTAATACGGTGTTTTGACCGTGGAGTTGTACGGCAGGGCGTATGACTTGCTGGTGGTGACGAAGGGCGAAATGTTGAGGGTGGGACCTTGGCATGAGATTCCCGGCCCGTAAGCGTTAGTCGGATACGGACCCGTCAGCATTTGAATGGCCTGGTTCGTCACTGAGCCAGTGCTGTTAGCCACTGGGTTAGCGGTGGCATTGGCCTGCGCGAAAGCCGGATTAGGCAGTAGGACTAAGGCCCAAAGACAGAAACGGTATCGGTGACGCTTTGTACGGACGTTGTACGGGTGATGTCTGTTGTTGTCTCCAGGCCCGGTCCCGAATAGGACTCGACGAATTGAAAGCTTTCGCCCGGTGTGACGATTGACCATTCGGGTTTGTTTTGAAGTTCTAGACCGGTCCAGCTGGAGGTGACCCCATCAACTGTTTGAGTCTGGGTTATGCCAGCACCTGGAACAATGCTCGATCCAGAATGCTGGATATTGCTACCCGATGCGCTGTAGGTGTAGCCAGTTGCATAGTTGACGCTGCGAATTTGCTCGTTAATCAGCGTCGTGGACTCGGTTTTTGATGTCATCGTGCCACTGCGAAAGTTAGGCACAACCGGAACGGCTGCTGCTGGAGAAGCCAACAGCAGCACAACAGCTACCCAACGCATCAGTCGATCGTCAACTCAGTAACCATCTGGCCGACCGCACTGGTGCCAGCGCCACCAGCCGTAATCGTGATGGAGTGATCGCTCGTAATGGTTCCAGCGAGGGTGCCCGCAACGCCACCAGCAGTTGTCGTCGTGTTACCAAGCATGGGCAACGACCCAATGACACCGCTGGTCACGCTGGTTGCGGATGGAACGTTGTCGCCTTCAGTAAAAGATTCGCTGAAACTGAAAGCTTGACCAGAAGTGGTGATGCTGTAATCAGCGGCGGTGTAACCCACAGCACTGCCGGTGGTCAGGGTGCCAAGCCCGCCAGCTGTACCAAGGGTGATGTTGTTTCCGCTAACGGAATAGCTGGAACCAATGCGAGTTGCGGCGCTGGCTGCATTGTCCACAGTCAGCGACACCGAGGACTGAATGCGGTGTGTCAGGTCAGCCTGGGCAGGACTCGCGCTACCGATCAAAATGGCAGCTGCAAGAAGAAGCTTTTTCACAGTTGTTTCTCCTGAGATTTAGCGGTGACTGTGCCGTTATTTTCGTCCTTCTTTTTCTGGCCGTTGCCTTTACCAACAGAAACCCCGAATGAGGCCATCGTGCCAGTTAGCAATGAAGCAGGGAACGTCGGATCCATTGCTTTGACATGTCCCAAGTAGTTGAGACTGAGCATAAAGATCGACCAGGACAGCACCGCTAGGCGAACAAAGTCTGCCAAAGGTGTGTGGTCCTTGTCGTGATCGTGTTCGGGTGAGGCTGCCATGATGAAACGAGTGTTTAGGTGGCTCCTGTGATTGAGATCCTGGCTGCCATTGCGGGGGCCTCAGTAACGGTAGCCGCGATGAGCGCGTCTAATAACGGAAAACGTGCCGTAGAAAGCCGAGATGCTGTTATCCGCTTGACCGCATCTGTTGACAGTGTTGCCACTCGCCTCGACGTGCTGCACACCGACATGCGCAGTCGTGACGCCGAAGTATTTAGCCGTTTACGCGAACTTGAAGCAGCAGTGGCACGTATAGAAGGATCGAGGCATCAGCACTAAGCTTTTTACAGCCGAAACCTACTCATGGACGACATCCTTACTAGCCCAATCACTTGGGCCGTCGTCGCACTGATCAGTGAACTGGTTGGTGCGTCAAATCTCAAGCAGAACGGCGTTGTGGCGCTGTTGCTCGATACGGTGAAGTCCCTCAAACCCAAAAACCTGAACAAGTGATTAACCGTTCAGACGTTGCGGACATCATTGCGGATGTGGCACTTGCCTGCGCCCTATGCGTGGCAGTGCTACTCCCCATACACATTGTCAACAATCTTTCTACTACTCCTGCTCACAATATAAAATATAAAAAGTAATGTTGCCGCTGGTATTGGCTATGACGTTGCGACTAACCGATTTCTTCAATCGATACACCGCAGCGCCTCACCAAATCGCAGCGATCAACCAGCTCCAAGAAGACCTACCGCCGCACCTGCTGGACCGCAGTGCTTCGTGGTTTGAAATTTGGAAGGCCGGCGGGCGGGTCGAGTGGCTACCCACCCCGTACTTTCATCAGCTTGATCTGCCAAACGGCTACCGCAAGTGCTTCACTGCGGCAGCAGCAATGGTTGCAGCAGATCAGGCCCGCGTACTCAACCCACATGACTACGACAAAGTACGGGCCAAGTACGGCGATACAACTGAAATTTATGCGCATATTCGTGCCTTCAAGGACTACGGGCTAACCGCCGAATTCTTGGACAATGCAACCCCAGACACACTGCAGGCCGAAATCGACGCAGGTCGCCCTGTTGCAGTCGGGTGGTTGCACCACGGAGATCTAAGCAAGGGCGAGCGTCCCAGGGGTTATGGCCACTGGAGCGTGATTGTTGGCTACACGGACCAATTCTTTGTAGCCCACGATCCGATGGGCACCCCCGATTTTATCCATGGCGGCCATAAGGATCAAAGCGCCGCTAAATACGTCCTCTATCCCAAGCGACACTGGCTGAAGCGCTGGGAAGTTGAAGGACCTGGGACTGGCTGGGCCATCCGTGTTACAGGCGGTTGGTCCGACTCACTGAAGGATGATGACAAGCGATATATCGAGTAATGTGTTTCGAGCAATAAAAAGCATGTGATTGTTCCCGACCATGAGATCCAGCGCCTTTGCCAGCAGGAGCGCATGGTCGTCCCCTATGAGCTTGAACTTCTCAACCCGGCCTCGCTGGACCTGCGGATCGGCGAAAACATAATGGTTGAGGTTGAGCACACTCCTGAGCTGCAAATTCAGTCGATCGCGCACTGCACCAAGGACGCCCCATATTTGATGGCGCCGGGCGAGTTTCTGCTAACTGAGACGCTGGAAGTGTTCAACATGCCCCCAGACATCTGCGGCATGTTCTGCCTGAAGTCATCCCGCGCCAGGGAGGGCTACGAACACAGCCACGCGGGCTACGCAGATTGCGGCTGGAACGGAAGCAAACTCACCCTTGAACTGAAGAACAACAAGCGCTTCCACAATTTGCCGCTATACCCAGGCATGAAGATCGGGCAGATGGTCTTCCTACTTATGGTCACCAACCCAGACCTGGATTATGGAGAAATTGGGCATTACAACGGCCAACCACGGGTGATGCCAAGCTGGGAAGAGTGTCTTTAGCTACCCTGAGTCGAAGCGGAGAGCTTCTCCCATGCAGCGGTACTTAATCGAAGTAACAGGGAAGTTTTACTTCGAGACCGCGCAGGACCCTGAGAACATCCCAGGCGACATCTACGCCTGCATCTCAGAGTGCTTCAAAACCGATGACGACATTATCGACATCGAAATAGCCACCTACGAGCTTCCTAAAGATGGAGCATCAGATTGATGGCATCTATCTCGTCACTAAAAAAGCGAGTAAGCAACGCTTCCGTGCCTCAATCTTCTCCGCTTGGAACCACACCTGCGCGTACTGCGGCGACCACGCCACCACGATTGACCACGTAAAGGCCAAAGCCCACGGTGGTCCGACAACCGTACGTAACTGCGTACCAGCTTGCCTGCGATGCAACGCCGCCAAGTCCCACTCGTCTGTGTGGCTGTGGTGGATAAAGCAACCGTTCTGGGACTTTTTCCGCGCCCACAAATTGCTGTGCTGGATCAGCCGAAGCGAGCAGCCTTCATATGCTCTATGTAGATCTGAGCCTGCCACAGATCATTGGCATACCGGCCGATAGAGCAGTTAGGCATACAGGCGCGATAACGCACTTCGCCGATTGGCTCGGTGCTCATCTCGATGTAGAAGCCGTCCCCGCAATCAAATGCGTTTTCAGGAATGACGTACTCAGTGGTCGGCCCAAAAGGCTGAGCAGCTTTTTGCGAAGACTCCTCCACTGGAACGTCCCTCCGGGAAACCTATCCCGCATTGTGCCGCAACAAATTCCCAGTGGATGCAGTGTTGGCACCTGGGCTTGTTGTTTGTGATGGCCCGAGCGTCGGCGTAAAGCTGTTCAGCTTCAACCACCGCCTGCTCAAGCACAGGGCAACTAAGCGGCAGATCCAGCTTGCCCGTATGAGTTTTGATGCGGACACGCCAGCCCTCGGGTCCTTCGTACAGGACCATCCGGCCGGCGTGATACCGCAGCGAAGCCACTAAGCGTGAGCCATTAGCCGCAGCTTAGTTGTCAAGTCTTCGATTGCTCCGTCGTTAAATACAGCGCAATCAAAGCCGTCGTAATCGTTCAAGCTTCCCTCGCTGGCATGTTCAAAAGACTTGGGAATACCGGGCCTTTCGACATACCAAAGCGCACCACCCAAATTTTTGATCAACTGCGCCTCATTTTTGAAGCGGCAGTCATCAACGACCACCTTGTCGTAGTGCTTGATCCGCTCAGACCAACACCGCAACCAGATTTCGGGGTGGATGCAAGACCTGCCCCATTCAGTTCCAAGCGTCCGCAGCATGTGCCGAACGCTTACCTCAGCGGATGGAACGACAACCTGCTTGTGCTTAAACACGAGATCCTCTGCTCCGTCCTGGTCGTATCCCAAGGCCTTGAGCATCGGAATCAGCATCTCCTTGAGGGTTTGCGCGAATGGCACGATCGTGTAACCGCGCTCCTCCTCAAGCCACTTAGCAACAGTGGACTTGCCTGAGCCTGCAGCAGGGCTGTAAAGGCCGATCAGCTTTTTCATCACTGACCCGCTATTTGCGCTGAGATGTAGGAAGCCCGCATGATCTGAGCGGTGTCTTCCTTGAATCGATCCCAAAGGCCGGTGTACGTGCCACGTTCACCAGGCTCGGCATTGTCGCGTTCGTACAGGTCGTACAGATAGTCAAGGAAAGCGGCTTTGCCGTTCTCGACTTGCCATGGCTTCAGCTCGCTCAAGAGCTGTTCCGCGTCCAAGGACTGGGTCACCCCAATAAACGATTCGCCCATCAAAGAACCAAGGCCGGTAGAAGGTTTCGATGCCATAAAACAAGGGGTGAGCGCCGTAGGAGCCTACCCCTGTGTTTGGGTGATAGAGACTCACTTTTCAGCATCGGGCGCATGGTACATACGCTCCAACTTCATGGAGTCGGGCTCAACATCGTCTGAAACATCCATCTGTTTGCCATAGCCAGCAGGATCAGATTCGTCAGTAAGCACCCAGGTCACAGTGGAGCCATGCTCCTTGATGCAGACCAGGCCAATCCGCGGTGACTTCATAAGCCAACGCACAATCGCAGCCTCAACCGGATTTAGGAAAGGGTGAGCTCGCATCAAACTGCCTCCGTGATCATCGCCGGGCAGTCGACCGCAAACCTCGTACCACCCTCAGGCAACCCTAGGCAGCATCGATGACTCCAATGACGGCACCCTGCGCATGGTCCGCCGCCTTCAAGTGGTTCGTACTTACGCATCCGAACCTCTTCGCGCATCTCTTCCCTACCGGCGGGAGTTTTGCGATAACACTCCGCGCAGATCACGGGATTGCGAGTGTCCCTTCCGCAGGACGGGCAAACTCTGGTGTTGATTCGGCTCGTAGAGCGAGCACTCACTGGCGAACGATCCACCAGATTCAGGGAACTGCATTGAACAGGAGCCATCGATCCAATAAGAACAAGAGGTGCAGGACTTGCGGGACTCGCTAATAGGCGGATTAAGGACGTGCGAGATCGCGGTATTAAGGCGGAGCAGAAGGTCGTACTCCTTCATCTGTGTAGCCGTTATCTCGTACTTTGTCTCGGCGTAGTTGCAGTTAGTGCATCGGCGCCTGAACCGCATAGTCGGGTCCTGGCTACGCCGACGTGATTCCGTCACGTAGAACTTTTTCTGATTGCACTTAGGGCAATGGCGCAGACTTTCGTCAGGCCTACCGCGTCCGCTCATGGCGCCAACCTCGCTTTGCCCAGCCGCTTGTCGACGTAGTAACCAAGGATCTGCGGTGCCCAGTCCTCAAGGTGAGGAAGCATCAAATCGCAGAGCGTCTGAATTTCAGGCTGTGCATCAGCCTTGGCCCGTAAGTCAAGGAAGTGCAGCGCGCTTCGCAGATTGAAGCTGACCACGAAGTTTTGCCGGAAGTCAAACGGCAGCATTCCGCGGATGTGCTCCTCGGCGAATCCAGCCTTAAGCCGAATTGCGTACTGCCGGATCGATTCCGTGGCCGCGACCTTGTCCCGACTGAGATCATCAACCGAGTAGCGGTACTTCTTGCCCT